AGAAAAAAATACAACGATAAATTATTAAAAGAAACATTAAAAGACATAACTAGGTATCCTTAAATGTCAAAAAATATAGATTTATTTGGACATGACAAAGGATTAGGCGACACTGTTAGTCGTGTAATTAAAACTGTCACTCGTGGCAAAATAAAGGAGTGTGGAGGATGCAAGAACAGGAAAAAAATGTTGAACAGAGTTCTTCCGTATCGGAATCCAATAAGCAAGCGTTACGAGTAAAAGACGGAGGCTCCATTCAAGGAGTCGAAGGTGGTCTTCGATTAGATGCGTTTGACCATGATATGAATTCTGAGTACGACTTTTCTGAATATGAGTGTCCAGTGTGCGAATTACCAGAGCATGCGCAAAATCACATCATTGAAGATATAGAGTACGAAGAATCAAATGCCTAAAAATACCTTAAAAATACAATCTTTCCACGGCGGATTAAATTCAAATTCAGATCCTAGAGATATTACAGAAAATGAATCCCCTTCCATATACGATGTAAATATAGATAAAGTAGGAAAAATTATTACTTGTGGATCTGTTGAAACTATAACTGTAGATGAATCAGCTGCTCATTCAAGAACGTTACCAAATTACGGATTGTTTACAATGGACAGCGATAAGCAGTTGGATGGTGGGGATAACAATGAAAGGTTAATATTTCTTTATAATCATAATGATAGGAATATTAATGCAAAAGACAGTGAAGGATGGGATGAAGATGTTATATCTTTTTCAAATGTAATTAAACCTGTTTTCTTTTCCGCTGATGGAACTTTAAGAGTGGCAGATGCTGATTTTACAAGAGATAGTAGATGGTTTGGATATATTGATTATCAGCCTTTTGATGGATTAAAAGGGGATTTGTTTAGTGGAAGTGATCCAGGTTGGACTGACACTACTCAAAAAATAGCATCTCCTACTAAAGGAAAATTTTTAATATCTCAAATGAAAAAAGGAGACGATACTGATGGTGTCCTTTCTTCTGAATCAGAATATATTGATGGAGGTGGTAGTGGATTTTTAAGTGGTGAAGGCATTGATAAAGTTTTAGAACTTACATCTGTAAATATGAGATTAGGTTTTCAACTTAATACATTAGGAGGTGTTGTTGTAGCAGCTTATAATGAAACTGGATGTTCAGCTAGTGGCGCTCCAGATGTTGACAACACAGATGTTGCTGGAGCTCCGTTTAAATTATTAGGAGGTCTTTCAAGCAGTTCTAATTCAGATCATTCTGTATTTGTAACTGGCTCTGGTAGTACATCGGCTAGCGAGCTAGAAATAACTTCATCCTCTACTCCTAGATACCCAAGCGATACATTATCCACTTGCTTTGGTTTTTACATTGAAAATACCGCTGCTGGATATGGATCTGGTTCTAATATAGAATATTTAGTAAGGATGGGATCTGATGCTAGCAATTATTATGAATGGCTAATAACTCACGAGGAGATTGTTCCAGATTGTTGGAATATATTAGTTGCTGAATCTGGAAATATTTCTTCAGTTGTAGGCTCTCCTCCAGATTTAGATGGAAAAACAGCTGCTTATCATCGAATAATAATGGATAAAAATACAGCTAGCGGAGATGCTCCAGATTTTTGGACAGGAGGATTTTTTACGACTGAAAACCCAGGTGTGCAAGGATATGGGCCTGGTACATATACATTTCATTATAGTTGGCTTTATGATCGTGAAAAACAAGAATCATTACCATTTGAGTTTAAAGGAGTTCAAGATGGAGCCACAGCAGCTAATATTAAAAATGTAAATAAAATTGCTATACATAAAGGATCTTTATTATTTAAGTATGATTTTTATATACTACCTGGTAGCGATGCTACTACATATGGAATAAGCAAAAGAATAACTGGAGCAAGAACTTATTTTAAAGTAGAAGAAAACAATGATTACTTTTTAATTGGAGAACTTGATTTTATTAATAAAGGATTTAAATGGGTTCCAGAATCAAACTCTATGGATATAGCAATGTCAAACACTGCTGATAACAGTGGAATATTATCAGCTGGTAGAGCTATGATTGTTAAGCAAATTTCCCCATTATCAGCTAACACAGTTGATACATATAGAAATATAAATGGTTTTTCTACAAAAGTTGAATCTATCTATGCTCAGTATAAGACAGCTGTAGTTCAAGGAAGAAGAGTTCCAGTTGGGAATATTAAACAAGATGGGGAAACTCATCCAGACAGAATATTAAAAAGTCAAATTAATAAATTTGATGTATTTCCAGAAGGGATGAGCAATATTGATGTAGCTATAAGAGACGGTGAAAGCGTTATTAAGTTAATGGCTTTTGCTGATAGAATTTTGCAATTTAAAGAAAAAAGTTTATATATAATAAATGTATCTGAAAATATAGATTTTCTAGAAGACACATATAGAAATAAAGGATGTCTTTATCATTACCATGTTGTTGAAACTGACTATGGTATTGCATGGTTTAATAAATATGGAGTTTATTTTTACGATGGAAAACAAGTTTTAAACTTGCTTGAAAAAAATAATATAAAAATAATTAATGAAACAGATTGGTTTTCTTTTTTAAAGGGATCTTTTACAAATTCATGTACATACAATAACGATCCTACCATAACTAATACTGATGTTAATGGTAAAATAAAAGTAGGTCTTTCTGTGTCTGGTACTGGGATACCTGCTAACTCAACAGTCTCTGAAATATCAACCACTGATCCAGATACAGAATTTGAATTATCAGCTTCTACTACTGGGGGATCTGTAAGTGGGGGATCTTTAACTTTTACAGATGAAAATACAGAGCATTGCCATATTGGATATTCTCCTAAACATAGACAATTAATTATAAAAAATATAAATGGAGATATTTATATATATGATTTTGTTTTAAAATCTTGGAGTCGAGCTTTAAGTAAAATGACATTTACAAGATCAACTACAAATTTTGCATTAGATGAAAATGAAAATCTTTTTTACTACAGTGACGCATCTACTTCAGCTGGCAGTCTTGTTGATGTTGAGCATAAATATTGGTCAAATTCTTCTTCGATTGCATCAAACTTTGAATACAAAACTAAAGATATAGATTTTGGAGAACCAGGTGTTAGAAAAAAAATATATAAAGTTTATGTATCATATAAAGGAGATGGATCAGCTGTTACTGCTAATTATTCTATTAATGGAGATACAGATACTATTTCTCCTTTTTACAGAACTCAATCTGATGGGTCTTCTGATAAAAGCAATTCAGATACAACGCCTTTATTAAATGTTGGAACAGATGATTGGGTTCTGGCTGAATTAAAACCAGTTTCATCTATTAATAATATATACAGCTTTCAATTAATACTTGGAGGAACGGCAGCTGCTGATTTTGAAATTAATGATATTACAGTTGTATATAGAATGAAAAGCATTAGATAATGCCTTTATCAAGAGAAGAAAGAAAGCTTCTACATCAAAAAGCTAAACAACCAACATTTGGAGTTGGCAAACCTCCCTCTTCCGAAGGAAAAGATGGGGATATTGCTTTTAGAAAAATTGAAGGATCTGGAACGGTTGAGTATGTAAAAGAAAATGGAAATTGGACAGCTGTTGCTTCTTCTGGTCAAATGCCTCCAGTTAGAATTGTAGGAGGATCTGGATCTTCAATTACTACTATTGAATCTTCTTCATCCACTTCTGGAAATCATAGTAGTTTAGCAGGTCTTACAGACGATGATCATACTCAATATATATTAGCTGATGGAACAAGAGCATTTAGTGGTAATTGGACTAATGCAAGTAGAACTGTTGCTGATTTAGGAGATAAAGTAGAAGGCGGAAGAATAAATGCTATAGAAATTACAGGTTTAACTACAGGTGGTATAACAGCTACAGCTAATATTGACATAGGTGCTTATGATTTTAGAGCTAATACAATTATTGCTGATGATTTAACAAGTGGTAGGGTAGTATTTACCACAACAAATGGACAACTTACAGATGATAGTGATTTTACATTTGCAACAGATACTTTAACAGTTACTAAAATAGCTGCTTATGAATTAACAGGTAAATTAACAGCTGGTAGTGTTGAAATAGAAGGAAGTGCATTTGATATTAACGGTGGAGATATATCAGCGGCTACTATTAGTGGAGGTCTTACATGGTCTTCTGCTCAAGATTTAAATAGTCAAGCATTAACTAATGCAAATATTGATTCTGGTGCTATAGATGGGACTCCAATAGGAGCAAATTCGGCTAATACGGGTGCCTTTACAACAATAACAGCAAGTACAAGCATAGATATAACTGGGGCAACTGGTTTAATATTATCAAATGATGAAACAATTACTAATGCTACTAATGGTCAAGTAGATATTAATGGCAATCTTCAAATA